AAATGCGTTCGTTGCGCTCTTGTAGGTGACGACGTTGAGGCGCGAGTTGACCGAGTTGGACAGGCGGCACTCAACCTGCACCGTGGAGGTCGAGACGACCGTGGCCGTGATTGGGTTGATGTTCCAGTCCATGAACCCCTTGGAATCGACGTAGCCCTTGGTGGCTGCATCGGAGGCATTGACCGGGGTTGCGACCGACGTGACGAGCTGGCTGCCCATGCCCACGGACCCGGTCGGTGCCGCCATCTGGTCGAGGCGGTTCGTGCGGACAGTCGTGTTGAAGTCCGTGATCTTGGACGCGGTCAGGTCCGGGATGTCGGCAGCGGCGAGGACACGGAAGTCGGGGATGCCGGCTCCGTTCGACGGTGCGGCAAGCACCTTGTTCTGGTCGAACTTGGAGAACCCGACGTTGAGGTCACCGGAGCTGAGGATCGGGGAGTTCCCAACGGTGAAGATGCTGGGCATCGTCAGGCCCACGCTGGTCACGGTCCCCGAGGACGGCCCGAATGCCACCGAATCGACGTAGCCCTTCGTGGCGAAGTCCGTGGATGCACTTGGGTTCACCCCACCGACGATCTTTCGTCCTCCTGCGTTCCACACGTTGTTCACGGGGTCCAAGGGCAACCCGTTGGCACCCACGTCGTTGGCCTCCTGGGCGACGTAGAGGTTGTTGAGCATCGCCGTGTCGAGGTCGGATGCCGTGAGGACGTCTCCATCCTCGAAGTCAACGAGGCGCGTTGCCGCCGTGGTCGGGGTCTGCCGCTCGATCCGGACGTTGTCCCCTGCGGCTGCCCCGGATGCCAGGGTCACCGAGGGTGCGCTGAGGCTCCCCGAGACGGTTGCGGTCGTCACCAGGCTCCCGTTGAGGTAGACCTTGATGTGCGAGGACTGGAGTGCGGCCCCGCCGGGGAACGTGACGGGACCGAACACGGTCTGGCCGTTGGTGGCCGTGTAGGTGACGCTTGCGTATGGCATTGTTGTGGTTCTCAGCGGAGCATGGAAGCCTTGACCTCGCGGCTGTGAGCCACGGCCCTGGCGAGTTCAGGGGATTCCTGCATGAGCTGCTGCATGGCAGCCCTGCGGTAGTTGGAGACGTATCCACGGACGAGGGACACGCGGGGTGAGTCGAGGTTGTCCTGTCCCATCTGCGGGAGCTGCCGGTAGAAGGGGCTCTGGATCAGGGAGGAGAGCTGGTCCTTGACCGACTTGCCGTTGATCCGCATCTGGCCCGTGAGCTCCTGGAGGCGGTCGTAGGCGGACTGCCCGTTCTTGAGCTTGATGGCACGGAGGTCGATGCCTCCCGGCAGGGTGCTCCGGGGAGCCCCGACCGAGATGAGGCTGTCCGCCAGCTCACGCTTCACGGGATCCTTGGTGCGGCTCGAGGCTGTCCCGGGGAGGAACATGCTGCCCCACCCTTCGTTGCCCTTGAGGGGTTCCCCGAGGGCGTTGCGGACCTTGTCCACGGAATCCCCGTAGCCTGGGAGTCGCGCACGGATGGCATCCATCATGGAGCGGACCTCGCGGACATCGGGGTCCATGCCGTAGGTCTCTGCCTGGGCGAGGACGTTGGGGACGAGGGCACCCGCGTACTGCCGCTGGAGTCTCTTGAAGTCGTTCTCGTCGCCCGTGAGCGCACCGAGGGTGGTCACGATGCCCCGGAGGTAACTCTTGTTGGTGACGTTGTTCGCCACCGAGCCGATGACCGCCGTGGCGATCTGCATGACGGCATCCTGGTCCTCCGGGGACGGGTCGTAGGTGTTCGAGGCGATCTCGAAGGTGTCCGCGACCAGCCCGAGGAAGGTGGCGATGGGGTCGTTCCTGCCGTAGGAGACGTAGGTGTCCCCGAAGCGGAAGGAGTACGGCATCCACCCGGAGGCGAGGAGTTGCTTCCGGAGCTCGGGATCCTTGGGACCCCTGCCCGTGACCATCCCGTTGGCGGCAAGGGCGATGCCCGTGGTGTAGAGGAGGGTGCCCGTGGCAAGCCTTCCGGTCGCCTCGGCAACGGCCTCCTTGTCCCCGGCACGGGCAGCCTGCACCCAGTCGTACATGCGTCCCACCGGGTTTCGGTCGGTGACGAACGCCAGGAGGTTCGTTGGGGTGCGGATGAACGGCACCACCAGCTGGAGGGCCGGGACGTGGCTGACGGCACTTGCGGTTGCCTTGCCGATGTTGCCGACGAGGCGGGTGCCGTAGACCGATGACTCGGCCATGTCGTCGTACTCGCGCTTCCAGGTTGCCTCGCGGACACGACGCTCGATCTCAGACGATGCCTTCTGGAGGATCTTGTAGTCCTGCCCGGTCTGTCCCTGGAGGTTGGCCCCGAGGCCGGCCCCCATGAAGTCCTCATCGACGTAGGCATCCCAGTTCTGGTCCACGAACCGCTGGACCTCCGGGATGAACATCGGGTTGGCCCGTGACTTCCTGCCGGCGGCATCGAGGCTCTTGAGGAGCACCTCGGAGTCCTTGGACTTGCGGAGGTCGCCCACGGCCTTGACCTTGCCACCCTCGACGGCCTGCGAGTAGAGTCGGGACACCTCGGCCTGCACGGCGGGATCCTTGGCATCGAGGCCCTTGGCGGCTGCCACGGACTCCTCGAGGGTCTCGCGGAACGCAGCGGGGAGGTACTTGTCCCGGGCCAGCCTCATGCCACGCTCGAGGGTGGTCCTGCGGGTGTAGAGCTGACCGTCCACGAAGAGAAGCTTCTTCAGACGCTCGACCTCCGTGGACACCTGAACGGAGGTCATGGGGAGCTTGCGGTCCTGCGCGACGATGCGGCGGAGGACGACGTCCGACTCTGACCGTGCCATGAGCGTCGTGAAGAACTCGTCGGAGGAGCCCATGAACCGCATGGGGAGACCGACGACCTGCCCGACGAAGTCCACGGCCAGACCTGGGATGGTCCTTGCGGAGCCTCCCGTGGCAGGGTCGAAGGCGTTCAGCCGTGCGAAGTTCTTGCTCGAGATGGCCCGCTGCGGCTGGAACTCACCGAACTGGGTGTTGCCGCGACCGAGGGTGATGGAGTCTCCCTCTTCCTTGAGGGACAGCTTGAGGGCCTGGAAGGCGTCACGGGACTCTCCCATGTACCGGGCCATCGTCGAGAGTTCCTTGGCAGCCTGAGTCCCCTGCCCCGCAAGCATCCGGCCTGCGCTTCGCTCGAGCGGGAGGAACAGGGATTCGAGGGCGCTGGCGACGTTGACGATGAGGGTCTTCGGGCCGCTCAGGATGGAGTTGCGGAACATCTCCGCACCGATCCTGAATCCCTTGGAGGTGATCTTGTCGGTGAGCACTCGGGCAGCCTCGCGCCCGGTCTGGGGATCCACGACGAGGAGCTCGAGGACATCCGCGTACCGCTCCTGGAGTGCGGCCTGCTGGCTGGGGTTCAGCTGTTCGTAGGAGCGCATGATGCTCTCCCAGTCACCGAACGCTTGGATCATCTGGAGGTTCTTGCCGAGGTAGGACTTCACCGTTCGGGATGCCCCGGCGACCGAGGTGAACGCCTGGATCATCTGGTCGGTGTCGGCCCGTCCAGAACGGAGGGCCTGAAGCGCCTGGTAGCGCATGGCTGCCTCAAGGCCGAGGAGGAACGGAAGCCTCCGGTTCAGTTCCGCGGCAGAGGCCACGCCATCGGCCATGACCTTGTTGACCTCGGCGGCGTTCAGGCCACCGCTCTCAATGGCGGCGTTGACGTTGGCCGCAGCCTGCTGCTGCGCCAGCTTGTTGGAGCCCTTCGGGGATGCAGGACCGAACGAGTCCAGGTTGCCCTCGGCCTGATTGATGGCGATGAGGGCTTCCGCGTAGGAACCCGGGGACCCGTCCTTGGTGACCGGGCGGAGGTTGATGACACCGGCTTCCCGGAGTTCCTCGATCTTGGCAGCGACCGCATCCACGCCTGCCCCGGTGTTGATGAGGTCCTCGAGTTGCCTGACGGCGGCTGAGGATGCTGCGGGTGTCTCGAGCTTCCTTGCACGGTCCACGCCGTAGTTCGGTCCTCCTGACGCAAACGACGTTGATCCAGTCCGGATAGGTGACGTCCTGGACGACCTCCTGGACATGGACTCAAACTCCCGCCTTCGGGATGCCATGAGATCGTTCGTCTGCCCAACAACCTCGTCAAACAGAGTGGAAGGCTGTCCATCGGGTATCCCGAGGATCTTCTTCAGAGCGGACATCATTTCCGACAAGAGCGACTTG